CAAAAAGAAATATTCCTCATAGTAGATGAGTTCTGGAAGACTTATGGCTTTGGTCCTACTATTGACGATATTATGCGTCTAACGGGCGAAAAGGGTAGAGGTAATGTTGCCCGTAAGATGTCTATCTTAATCGAGATAGGGGTTTGCAAGGGTGTTAAAGGGCGTGCAAGAAGCATACGTCCAGTAGGGTTAAGGGTAAGAGACCTTGAATAAATTTGAACTAGGAATGACTTATCTTATGAAGCCATGTAGTAAACGCTTCACAATGGTGCGTGGAATATTTCGTAAGCCTATGAGAGTCATGAATAGCAATCCATATTGGTATGCCAAATATAAAAGACTACAAGCTAGGTTTGAGATAAATGAGTGATAAAGTCGTAGAACTGATGAATATGCTATCGCCTGAAGAACAGGCTATGGTATTGGAACAGGTTCGTGAATATGACAATGCTTTACTTCGTGAAGAAGGTCAAGAAGACTTTATGAAGTTTGTAACTACCATGTGGCCAGGATTTATTCATGGAAGACACCATGCTTTAATGGCTCGTAAATTTGAGGAGATTGCAGATGGAAAAATTAAGCGTCTTATTATTAACATGCCTCCTCGTCATACTAAGTCTGAGTTTGCCTCTTATATGTTACCTGCCTGGTTCTTGGGTCGTTTCCCTAATAAAAAGATTATTCAATGTTCTAATACAGCAGAATTAGCAGTTGGGTTTGGACGAAAGGTAAGAAATCTGGTAGACTCTGAAGTCTATGGTAAAATATTCCCAAATGTCGCCCTACGTTCTGACTCTAAAGCTGCTGGTCGTTGGAGTACTAATGGTAATGGTGAGTACTTTGCTATTGGTGTGGGTGGTACTGTCACTGGTAAAGGAGCTGATCTTCTCATCATTGACGACCCACATTCAGAACAGGAAGCAGCGTTAGCAGCTGGAGACCCTTCCGTATACGACAAGGTGTTTGAGTGGTATACATCTGGTCCTCGTCAACGTCTACAACCAGGTGGTTCTATTGTTGTAGTTATGACTCGTTGGGCTAAACGAGATCTAACGGGTCGTATCTTACAATCTATGGTTGACCGTGAAGGTGATGAATGGGAAATCATTGAGTTACCAGCAATCCTACCAAGTGAAAAACCTTTATGGCCAGAGTTCTGGTCTTATGATGAATTAAGTAAATTAAGAATTGAGTTGCCTTTATCTAAATGGCAAGCTCAATATCAACAAGACCCAACTTCTGAAGAAGGCGCTTTAGTTAAACGGGAATGGTGGCAAATATGGGAAAAAGATTCTCCACCGCCATGTCAATTTATTATACAATCATGGGATACAGCATTTACCAAATCTGAACGTGCTGACTATTCTGCATGTACCACATGGGGAGTCTTTTATAAAGACGAGAATGAAAACGACCCACATATTATATTGCTTGACGCATTAAAAGAACGCATGGAATTTCCAGAGCTAAAAGCAAGAGCTTTGGAATATTACACAGACTGGCAACCCGATGCATTCATTGTGGAAGCCAAAGCATCAGGTGCGCCTTTAGTTTTTGAACTAAGAAGGATGGGAATCCCAGTTCAAGAATTTACACCCACACGAGGTAACGATAAGATCTCTCGTGTTAATTCAGTAAGTGATTTATTCGCTTCTGGAAAGGTGTGGGCGCCAAGAAGAAGATGGGCGGAGGAAGTCATAGAAGAATTAGCAGCATTCCCAAACTCAGATCATGACGACTTAGTTGACTCAAGCACACAAGCACTTATTCGCTTTAGGCGTGGTGGATTTATAAGCCTTCCTACAGATGAACCCGATGAACCCAAAGAATTTAGAAGGAAGACTGGATATTATTAATCAACGCTACTGGCTATTTGAGTCAGCTATTTCTAAGAAACAATGTGAACTTATCATAGAAGAGGCTAATTGGAATCTTCAACATATGGCTGAGTTTATGGATCAAAACAATTCTAAGATTAATAAAGACATTAGAAAAACCATTGTGACTTTTATGCCTTATTATTCTCCAGTAGGATGTATTATGAGTACGCATTTATTAGAGATTAATAAACATCAATGGAACTATGACATAGATTCTATACAAGAAATTCAGATTGCTCATTATACAGATGGCGGTCATTATGATTGGCATCCAGATACGATGCCACCCGATGAACATAATATGCAAAGAAAATTATCTGCAGTCCTTATGTTATCTGATCCAAATGACTATGAAGGTGGAAAACTAGAAATAAAAGACGCAGAAATACCTCCATTAAAGCAAGGAACAATCATAGTGTTTCCTTCTCCTTTGTTCCATAGGGTGACACCAGTCACAAAAGGAAATCGTTTTACAGCTGTTGCATGGGCTGTAGGACCCGCATTTAGATAGCTAAATATGCATAAAAGAGTTAAAATATTGTATCTACCATTAAAGGATTATTATGTCAATTGATAAAGCCCTCTACGAAGCTCCCCAAGGTCTAGCAGGAATAGACGCCCAACAACCAGCCATGGAAATAGAAATTGTTGATCCAGAAGCAGTCCATATGAATGTGGATGGCATGGAAATTAATTTAGGCAAAGATGAAACAGGCGGAGAAGAATTTTCTGATAACTTAGCTGAATACATAAATGAAGGTGAGTTAGCACAACTTGCTGGAGATCTTGTAGGCGACTTTGATGCTGACGTAGATTCAAGACGTGATTGGATTCAAACTTATGTAGATGGTCTTGACTTATTAGGTCTTAAGATTGATGAACGAGCAGAACCATGGGATGGTGCTTGCGGTGTTTATCATCCTATCTTAGCAGAAGCAGTGACTAAGTTCCAATCAGAAACAATTATGGATACTTTCCCAGCATCTGGTCCTGTAAAAGGCGAGATTATTGGTAAAGAAACACAAGATAAAAAAGATGCCATGGAACGTGTCGTTGCTGACATGAACTATGAATTAACTGATGCCATGCCAGAATATAGACCTGAACATGAAAGAATGTTATGGGGTGTAGCATTATCTGGTAATGGATTTAAAAAGGTTTATGTTGATCCAGCATTAGATCGTCAAGTATCTATGTATGTACCAGCAGAAGACTTAGTGATGCCTTATGGTGCATCAAGTCTTGAACAAGCTGAACGTGTTACTCATGTAATGCGTAAGACTGAAAATGAATTAAAAAGACTTCAGCTCGCTGGATTCTATCGTGATGTAGATTTAGGCGCACCTGAATCATCACTTGATGAAGTTGAAAAAAAGATTGCTGAGAAGTTAGGTTTCCGTGCAACGACTGATGATCGTTACAAGATCTTAGAGATGCATGTTGACTTAGACTTACCAGGTTTTGAACACACAGATAAAAATGGTGAGCCTACAGGATTAGCTCTTCCTTATGTAGTCACTATTGAAAAGAATACAAGTACAATTTTAGCAATTAGACGTAACTGGGATCCAGATGATGATACTCATCAAAAGCGTCAACACTTTGTACATTACACATACATACCAGGTTTTGGTATTTATGCGTTTGGTCTTATCCACTTAATAGGCGGTTTTGCTAAATCTGGAACATCCATACTTAGACAATTAGTAGACGCTGGATCACTAGCAAACCTACCTGGTGGATTTAAAACAAGAGGCCTTAGAGTTAAAGGTGATGATACACCGATTGCTCCAGGCGAATTCCGTGATGTAGACGTTCCATCTGGAACGATGAAAGATAACATCATGCCATTGCCTTATAAAGAACCATCACAAACTCTTATTCAATTACTTAATCAAATTATTGATGAAGGCAGACGTTTTGCTGCAGCTGGTGACTTAAAAGTTTCAGATATGTCAGCAAATAGTCCTGTAGGAACTACATTAGCTATTCTTGAAAGAACTCTAAAAGTGATGTCAGCTATTCAAGCTCGTATTCACTTTGCAATGAAAAAAGAATTTAAGTTATTAAAACTTATTATTGCTGAATATGCACCAGAAGATTATTCATATGAACCTTCTAGTGGTGATCGTAAAGCTCGTAAGTCTGATTACTCAATGGTTAATATCATTCCAGTATCAGATCCTAATGCAGCTACCATGTCACAAAAAGTTGTTCAATACCAAGCTGTATTACAACTATCTCAAACAGCACCACAACTTTATAACTTACCATACTTACATCGTCAAATGTTAGAAGCATTAGGCATTAAGAATGCTGATAAGTTAGTGGCTATTCCAGAAGATATGAAACCAGTCAATGCTGTATCAGAAAATGTACAAGCTTTAGCTGGAAAACCTTTAAAAGCTTTCCCATATCAAGATCATCAAGCACACATTAAGATTCATATGGCTGCAATGAATGATCCTAAGATTAAACAACTTATTGGTCAAAATCCACAAGCACCAGTCATTATGGCTGCAATGCAAGCACATATTACTGAACATGTAGGCATGGAATATCAACGTCAACTAGAACAAATGGCTGGAATGCCTATACCATTTACTGATGATGATTCTGATATGAAGATGACACCTCAAATGGAAATGGCTATCACACAAAAAGCTGTTCCGTTTGCTCAACAATTGCTTAATCAAAATCAAACAGCTATGGCAGCACAACAAGCGCAACAAGCAGCTCAAGATCCTGTCATTCAAATGCAA